GTGTTTGGTCCATCAACCTATAGTAGGTATCAACACCTGCCATAATTATTGCGAATACGTTTCTAATTGTAGGTGTGAATCCCAAACCATCGGTTTCCGTTATAAGTTTGTCAGCTAATAAATCTGAGAAGTTTTGTTCTATTGATGTTTTTTTCGCCTCTAATGTTGATTTTAATTTATCTATTTTAGCAAAAAAACTATTCGGAATGTAGTTTATATCCCCTATTTTCTTTTCACCATATGTAAAAAATGTAGGACTTAATGCTGGATCATCAACAAGTTGACCTGTGTTCACATCTCTTACTTTACCAAAGAGTTCAAATTCTTTTGCAACTTGTGTTTTATAAGTATTTAACTCTTGGTCGGTGAAATCATTTCTCTTCAATTTTTGAGATAGACTACTTCTATAATCGTCTTCTGTTAAGTCTGTGTACCAAAATTTTTTAACTATATCATTGACGGATAGATTTACAGGAATTGATTGTCCTTCGAATGTGGTGTTACCTATCTTATAGGTACCTTTATTTTCACCAGTCCCAAATGATGTATTATTATTCAAAACTTTAACAGCACCATTTATCTCCGCTTCAATATCTTTTACTAATTGATTTCTGAAATCAAAATCTATGTTTCTTTTATATGGATAATATATTTGATTGTTTTTGATAATAAAACTATCAGTATCCAAATAGTTTGTAAGGACTTTATTATAAACAGTTTCGACTAATTCATTTAAGATATTATTAAATGTTTGGACATCATTAAGTACAGTAAAGTCTCCCTTTTCAATTGATTCTTGGACCGCTAAATCATAATTTTCTGCCCTTAAAAAAAACTCTTCTATTGTTAATCTAGGAAACCCTTTAGGTATTAATGCCTTTGACTCATATATACCGTAAATCTCTTCAAGTTTTTGTGCGCCTATTGACGTTTGGGTTATTTGTGTATTTACAGTTTGATTTGGCGTCGCACTACTATTTGTCTGTTCAGTTGTTTGAATATTTGTTGGAAACATTTTAGGCGCTACGATTGCGTAGTCTAAAAGCGTATCAGAAAGTAAACCTGTTAGTTTACCGATGAACTCCAAATTTATTAAATAATTTCCTGCTGACGCGTCAAAAGTAGCATTAAAACTCACTAAATTTAAAGCGTACCTAATAGCTTTCCCATAATACCCTTTTAGCGTAAGATAAAACAAAGGGTAGGGCATATTGAAAAAAACAGAATAAAGTGATTTCTCACCTTGTTCAAATAGTGTTCTCCCTTGAACATCAATTAACCTCATACTTACTTTTGGTACTCCGATACTATTAACCGTAACGTTAATTGATTCAATACCTAAAAGTTGGGTATCTTCGTAGTTAGAAACATCTTTTGTTCCTTTAATGTTTCTAGTTGTTTGATTAGAACTTTCGGCAAACCTAGCACCTTTACCCGTAAGTTGGTCAGTGTATGATGTATCAAAAGCCTTTTTACCTTTTGGTTGTAAAAAATTAATTACTAAATCGGGATCGTTTGTGCTTGATAATAAACTAGCGACTGAACTACTAATAACGTCCAAAGTTTCACCAACAGCCAATTTAGTCCTAGGAACAACTTTAGTTTCTAAGTTAGCATAAATAACTAACTCTTCGTGGTCAACTAATCTGTCCTTTATTACATTATTTTCAACGATTTTATTTGGATCGATTGAAATAATGTTGTCATAGTCTGTTTCAACATAAAGTGGTTTTTTTGAAAAATTATCTGCCATAATAAAAAATATGTGTATCTACCGCATTTTTGTAGTCCAAAAGCGCACCTAATAATGGATAAGGTATAACTAAAATAGTTCCGTCAGGTATGTTAGTTTCCAGTCCTCCAAATTCAGGGTTAGCCATAAGTATCAACCAACCAAAATAAGGCGATCCATATTTTTCAAAACTAATCTTATCTAACCTACTTCTGTTTGTTCTATAAATGTATTTTTGGTCTGACGGTCTTATAGGTAATGTCACATAAGGTACAACCGTTTGTTGTCCATTCACAAAGAAATTCTGATATCTATTATAGTACTGCATTTTAAACCATTTGTTTTTTCAAGTTAAATAAATTACCTGTTGAATCAACAGTTGACCATAAATCAAGAAGATTTTGTTCGTTAGCAGGGTTGATAGGCTCCTGTTTAACAAATGTGAAATTTCTTGCTTTATTTTTATTGAATGTTATATATTTGTTATTTGGGAATTTAGATATAAAATATTGGTCATTAAAATTTTTAAAATTATCTTCTAATGTCTGTTTTGACTTTTCATATTTACTAAACCTTCCATTTGGAATAACTGTCGTTTGGTTACCAATTATTGCTCCGTTTACACCAATGTTAGCAAACATAAAACTCTTATAATTGGAATAACTTAGTGATTCTGTTATTGTTGATGTTACCTCATCCATAAATTTATTTCTATCTTGTAGAATTTCTTTACCAAATATCAAGAAAAATCTTACATCTTGAGGTGCTGTTGATTCAATGTACACATCAAAATTAAAGTTGTCGTTGTAAATTTTATTAGGACCATTAGGTATTATTTGATAATTCTCATACTTTTCATTTAGTTCATTTAGATCTGAACCAATTTTTAATAAATCATCTTTCAATTCATTATAAGTATTCAATACTCCAACACTAGTTGGGTCTACCTCCGTTGTTCCTGAAATATCATAGATAACAACACCACCTCTTTTATTTTTGTACCCATCAACTTCACTTAAAACAAAATTTATTTGGTCTGAATTTTTTATAAAATTTAATTCTTCTTGTATTAATTTCGATGTGTTCTTTTCTAAAGATTGTAAATAAGCAGTTTTTCTGGCATCTACCATTTCTGTTAATTTTCTCTTAACTTTTCTTGTATCACTATTTGAAGCAAACCCTTGGTTTGTAAGTTGAGCAATCAAAGGACATAAATCATTTTCAATGTCTGTTTTTGCATTGTTAAACAAAGAATCAACTTTGGACTGGTAATTTACGGGTTTACCGAATATTTTAACTTCTTGTGGTGGTCCACCTAATAACCAATCAAACAATCCATCACTATAACTTCTTTGTGAAGTATATAAAATAAGTCCACCCCACAACAAATCATTTTTTAAATCATTCAATGTTGTGTTTATATTGTTAATATAATTTTCGGTAGATGTAATCATATTGTTCATATTTTCTTTATAGTTAATTTGTCCAATAACTTGTGACGTATTAACATCAAAAGAAGATGTCGTAATAGTACCAAGAGTCACTCCACCATCATTAACTGGTGGTCTTGTTAATGGAGGCACACCTGCTTCGTTTTTGATATCCTCAATTATTTGTTTTTCAAACTCTGGATTCAGTTGTTCCGTTTCAGTGGCTCTTTCATCATAAACTTCAGTGTTCGCGTAGTAATTGAATGATAATGAATTTTGAAGTTGGGCTACGGGTTCTTTTAGACCATGACCACCAATAAACTTAATTTGCATCGTAATTGATGCTATCATAGGTTGAACACCTATACCCTCTGGGTTAAGGTCGTATACCGCATCCTCGTATGAAATATCCAAACTTTCACACACTATTTTTGTATGGAAAAAGTCACCTATCCTTAAAATACAAATAGGTGGTGATCCGAAAGCACTATTATTAACGTCGTTATAAAGAAGTTGTGTACCACCTTGTCCACTATCTACCGCAGTAGGTATCGTATCTCCCGGTCTCATACACTGTTGTAGGAATGTAAGTCGTGCATTTAAACCTTCAGGTGTTATTGAATGGAATACCGGATTAAAGTTTTTTATTCTACTCTTGATTCCATCATAAATCATTGGGTCTTCTTCTCTTATCATTTCGAAGTAGTCACATTCACTTAAAAGTTTTCTTAGTAACCTTTTTGTAATACCCTCTCTAAGACTATTAGTTAATGTTTGTTTTTTGACTTGCCTAACTACAGGTGAACTTTCTGATTGCGGTTGTGTATTATCCGTATTATCGTTATCCGCAGCCAATGGATTTGGTATTTCTCCTTCAGGTTGTTCTGTGACATCTGTTGTCGGTGCTGATGGTGTGGTTGTTGGTGGAGGTGTTTGTTCTTTTACTCCAACTTTTACCCTTCTACACATCATGCCTTGAACCGAGTATTTTAAAATTGTTGAGTTAGCAAAAGGTTTTGAACAGTCGATATCTCTGTAGTTCTCCTCATTAATTTCTAAATTTGAACCGGCACTTGATGTTGAAAATTCTAACAACTTTTTATCAACCATATCTTTCATATTCAAATCACCTTCAGTAAAATCTGTAATCATTTTAATTACTGAATCAGTCCTTCTTTTTGAAAGTGAGTTATTATATCCACTTGCCCCACTGTTGTTTGAGTTAGCAGAACCAATAACTTCTAAAACTATTTTATTTCCACCATCACATAGAGTTAAAATTTTAGAAAGTAGTTCTTTGAATGTGTCGTACTCCTGTTGAGCGAAACTGAAAACATCATCCAATGACGATTTCCTTGTGTCTATATAATCTGCAAAAGAGAAATTAGAAGGTGCGTTTGTTACTAAATTACCATTATAAAAATAAAGTTTGTTTGCAAAACCACCTGGTGCCGTACCGGCAGAATCATAATCTGATTTAGCATCAATTAATTCATCAAAATATTCTTCATATGACCCGTCAGTATCATTCGAACTTGGTTTTGCTTCTTGAAATAGTAATTGTATATTTTGGTATGATTCGGTTTTTAAATCTTCGGCAATTGTTGTTTCACTTTCCGATGATTGTGAACCTTCCTCCAAATTAACATCAGTCTCAATAATTGTTTCTGATTGTGGTGTTTCGTTTGGTAATTCTTTAGCAACTTCTTGTAGCGTTTCGTTAGACAAAGTTGATACCACATTATATATGTCATTTAAACTGAATGAACCATATTTTCTTAATAGGTCGTATATGTCATACTCAGTACACCCCGCAATAAACGAATCAATAACTTTTGTCGCAACAGAAGTATTCTGTGATTCTAATTCTCTTTTTACTAAAAGGTTCATGATTGAAGGGTGGTCAACAACTATTTTCCATTTTATAGTACCAGTTCTTTCTGTACTTTTATATGTGTAAATTGGTTCAGGTCTACCTAAAAAAACATTTGCCTCCCAATCCGCTCGAGAACTCTCGTCGAAACTCAAGTCATATGGCGGAAACCACATAATTCTACCCCCGTTTGGTCCAATTTCACATCCAGGTAAATCATCAACAGTAAATCCTGGTTTATTGGATGTTCTCCAAGCTAAATTTTCCAAAGAAAACATATATTTCTTAACCCTACCGTTTTGTATGTTTGTAGAGTCAGGACCAGTCATAGGTGCGATATTAAGGTTGTAAGTAGAGTCAAGTACAGAATATGAAGCCCCCCTTATGTTACCTTTATTATTTCTTAACTTACTTTTTTGTAAATTTTTGTAAGTGTAATATGGTCTATCCTTAGTAAATAACCTACAATACTCAAACCCCTTTACATCGGTCACAGGATTATCGGGGTCAGGTTGTACTGAAGTTGGAGTAACGTATCTAAATACTCTCGACCCTTTTGTCATTTCAATATAACCGTCATTGAAAACCTTAGATACTTGGTTAATTGCGTTTCCAACATGTTGTGCTTTATTTGATGACCTACTACCCGCATCTATTAATTTTTGTGTTATATCTAAAATAGACCCGTCAGTTAACGTTAAATCTGAAGATTTTGATTTATCAAATGTATTTTTAAGTATTTGGTCTAAACCACTATCTGTTGAATTGACCGCTTGGTTATTATAACCAACAGGTTGTCCAGGTTTAATGTAAGTGTTATTAGATGTTGTCCATGTGAAATTACCAATAAGGGTTCCACCACCAATTACCCCTTTAGTGTCTGAAGCACCATCAAAAAAGTTTCTACTATTAATTCCGAAAAATCTATTGTTTACTGCGTTACCTTCATATTCTTTTCCAATTATACCATAATCAAAAACAGGTCCGATACTAGGTTGGTCGCCCTTACCTAGTGGAATTTCATTTGATGGACTTACCACCTCTCTTACGAAATTTTTAGTGTTTCCAACATAAAAATTAGGTTTAGGTGATGAAAGGTTAGGACTCAATAATGATTCAAAATTGTAGTCAGGTCTATATTGATTGAAAAATAATTGGTCAAACAATAACGATCTAGTTGCTCTTGATGTATTTGCTAAAAATCTTTCTGACCCCGAATCAATATTTGCGGATAATATTTTATTTGTAAAGTTACTAATCAAACTACCAACAGCGCTAATAGGGTTTGCCAGTGCTTGACTTAGGAAGTTTCTTTCAGGATAATCAAAATATTCCCCCGGTATAATTGAATAAGGTGAGTACAAACCTGATAATCTTGATGTAAAACTAAGTACATCGCCAACAATTGTTGATGGTTCTGTGATTGTATAATTTTTTTGTATAAGTGGGACGTTGTTTGTTGCAACTCCTAATATTTCAAACGGGTCTATTGACGGATTACCACCTATACCACCAGAATTAGGTGTTACGGATGAGTTAGTTAATATTGACCTACCTAAAGTTTGTTGGTATAATTCTGCGGCAACTCTTGAACGAAACTCCTCTTGTAATTTTTTAGCAGCAATTTTAGCTAAATTAGAATCGTTACTTAATGACCCTTCACTACCGTTAGGATTATCACTTGTTAATATTGAAAATGGACTATAAGATGATGCAACAAAAGAAAAAGTCGTGTCACTATTAGTATATGGTCTATTTAATGTGTCAGGAAAATACTCATCAATAACTAATGGTTCATAAGTACCTTCACCAGTATTATATAAGTTCTTTATATAGTTATATTGAATTGACTGTTCTGTAGTTTTGTTCGGAGCAGATGCTGTAAAATCATATTCACCTTTATTTGCTTGAGTTTGAAAATTAAGATTTGGGTCTATCATTGTCCCAAATCCATTTGGTTGGTCTTCAGGGCCAAATACATTAGCCAAATAGGATATTATTTGTGATTGCTCTGTTGTTAAATTTGGAGACGATGAACCGTAGCTATATGGGCCAGAATTTGGTTTAGTCTGTTGGTTGATGTTTGGATTAACTTGTCCTCTAAAACCACCTTCAGGTCCAAAGAAGTTTGTCGTATACGCATTTACTCTAGATTGGTCAGATGTAATATTAGGACCATTAGAAACATAATCATAATCACCTTGATTAGAACCAATCGTAACTGTTGGGAACAGCACTGAGTTTCCGTAACCGTTTTGAATATTGCTGGGTGTAAATTTGTTAAGAACTCTTAATAAATTTTCTAATCTATCTCCCTCTAACTCTAATGGGCTTGAAATCGCGTCTGAAGGTCCGTAGTTACCCTCATTTGCGTTGGTTTGTTTGTTTATGTTAGGATTAATTGTCTGTTGGCTTTGTTGTCCTTCAGGTCCATATTGATTTATTACTATTTGTTCTTCCTTAAGTGTTCTTCCTCTTTTTTCTAATTCACTACCAATAGTGTCTATAAAATCATAATGACCTTCATTCGCCTTTGTTTGTTTGTTAACATTAGGAGTAACAGTACTTCTACTATCATTTCCATCAGGACCGTATTGATTGATAATTATAAGTTCATTCTCCTTTTGTACACCAAAAGTTTCTAATAAACTACCTTGTGTATTTATATAACCATAAACTCCTTTATTAGATGTTGAGTTAAGGTTTTTGTTAATATCTATTGTATTACCAAATGAATTTGAAAAGTCGGTAGGGCCATAAATGTTTTGTACGTACAACAATTTCTCAGTTACATCACCCACATTTTCAAGTTCTGACCCAATTGTGTTTTGAAAACCGTAACTACCTAAATTACTTTTATTATTTTTATTAATATTAATAATGATTGTATCACCAAAACCACCGTTAGGGTTAAACTTATTTTGTTTAATTAATCTTTCTTCTTGAATTTTTTGTTCGACTGTAACATCAGGTAAATTGTTAACAGAATAATCTACCAAGGTAACTTCGGATGCTACTTTTAATACATCGAAACTAAACGAACCATCGACCTTATAAGGCTCGAGGTTACGAACTTGTAGTTTTTTTCTGAAGTTTTCAGTCGAATTAAATGATAGTGGACTATTCATCTATTGTTTTTCTAATAAATAGATTGAATACTATTTTTTATGATTCGAATCGGGATTTTGACTTGGATAACAAATTTCTTTGACTGAATATTTCCATTACTTTGTCTTTAAGATTTCTTTGAAATTCTGCATCTCTACTCAACATATCAGCTATTGGTCCCGATGTTAATCCTTTAACATTCAAATCAACACTAATGTTGAAATTATTATCTATTGTTTGTTTTGTATTTTGTGTGGTTTCAGATTTTGTTACTATTTCTTGTGGCGGAATTGGTCTTAGGGTAGGTTCTTTAATTTCTAAAGTTGGTATGTTGTCACTTAAATTTTGTGATTGTAAATAAACGTCTTTTAATAAACCTATTTTTTTATCCAAATCCGGCGCAAACATCGCTTGATCATCTTTAATAAATTCAAACATTTGACCCTTTCCTAAAGATAAAACTTTCTTTCCTTCACCAAAAAATGCATCCTGTGGACGAAAATTAATATTCTCATCACTATCACTGTACATTTCAGCTGTTGTAGGTTCTGTTGATTTGTCTTCTATGAGTTGTTTTTGTCTCGCTATAGCAGTGTTTATATCATTTATTTCAAATTTAGCACCAGCTACGAAGGCATCAGCTCTGTCCTGTGTAGGTTTCATTAATTGTTCTGAAGTTCCATACACTCTTTCAATTGCCAGATTTTTTTCATTATCACTTAAACCCCTAAGTAGAGTATCTCTAATGATTCTCATGTCTTTCTGTTGAGTTTCCTCAACAGTTAATGATTTTTCAGCTAACTGACGGTCAGTAAGCTTTGCCTTTTTTTGGTATTCTTCTAAGGCAGCTTGAAGGGCTTTCGGGTTATCTCCTATTGATTTTACTAAATCATCTGTTTCAAATCCAGGAATTCTTAATTCTAACTTTCCTCCTTTACCAATTTCAGTTAAAGATTTTACTAAGTTCATTGACTCTTGTGGTATACCTGAAATGTCAACTCCTTGTGCCAACATTTTGTCACTAATGAATTTTTGTTTTGCAGCCTCTCTACCAATTTGAATGAACTTTTTGTAGTCCCCATTTATTGCTTCAACAGATGCCTTTAATCTATCTCTTTGTAGTGCATCTATCGTTATTTCACCTGTCGCATCATTTACCTTAAATGCTGATTGTGCTAGATTAATAAATGAATCTTGTAGTTTCCCAACATCATTTCTTCCTGCATTTAAAAGTTGTGTGAAATTTGTTAAATCCGAACCAAATCCACCAATCATACTAAGTGTTTGTGCCATTTCGATAGCCTTTTCAGGATCCAACAAATTATCCATAGTTTGTTCACTAACTATATCCCCCAATTCAACATTCAAAGACTGAGCCTTTGCTGTCATTTGTGTTAGACCGTCAACCCCACCTTTAAACGCATAGGCGTCAACTAATTGTAAATTCTTATTAACACCCTCTAATAGTTTTGCTGCGTCAAGTCCAGACTGTCTTGCAATTTTTGCAATCTCTGCCATTTTTTCAGCACTTTTTGTTTGGGATTTGAGTAATCGAACAAATGAACCTTCTAATTTACCCATTTCTTTTGAAGCAATACCTGTCGTTTTTGAAAGTGCAACCATCTGTTCAGTGGCAGCAATTGAAGGTAAAGTCATTTTACCCATATCTGAGTTAAGATTTTCCACGACATCCGTCAAATCTGTAAATGATCCGCCAAATTTTACAGTTTCCTTGTAAGAACTAATTAAACTATTTCTAAGTTTTTCTGTACCAACAACCATTCCTGATGTGATAGTTCTATTTAACTTTTTGGTACTATCTTCCATTGCGGTAAGACTGTTCAGTGTTGTTTCAACTGCATTTGTAACCCCTTTCTTAAAAGCCGCTTCAAGGTTCTTTAAAATATCACCATAACCGGTACCGGCCTGGTCAAATTCATCTAAAATAGTGTCAGCAAAAAGTAACATGGATTAATTTTATATATAAATACGCAAAACTATTTTTTATTGAACTCTTCAATTAGTTTGTTTACGAAGTATTTTCTTTCGTAAGTCGGTACTTTAAGTAAGTCTTGATATGAAAAATGACCGTATTTTATTAGATAATAAAACTCATCTAATAAATTAATTTTATGATTGGAAGAAAGGCCGAAAAAATTCAACCCCAAAGGACAGATTAACTGTTACCTTTTCTCCTGACGGGGCTGTAATATATCTTGTTAAATCTAATTGTGGTTCACACTCTTTGATAAATTTTTTAAGGTCTTTAGAGTCTGAAATTGGCATGTTTAAAATAAATTCAGATATTTTAGACTTGTCTGTAATCCCATCAATTTCAACTATATGTTTTTCTAATCTTTTAGTCACTACAGGTGCAACCATATTTTGTGGGTAACTATCAGACAAAGTATCTATTTCTTTTTCGTCTTTTAAATTTAATAATCTAAATTTTACATTCTTTTTAGTCTTAGGTAATTGGAAATTAAAAAATCCATCTTCATTAGGTTCGTGTATTGCTTTTTTAACATTTAATTCTTCTAACTGTAAAGTAATATCGAATTTTTTATTTGTTGCTGGATCAGTAACAGAAAAATTATATTCAGAACCAAATGAAGTATTTCTCAAAAATATCAAAATAGCTTGAACGTCTACATTCAATAACTGATTAACATCAAACCCTGGTTCATAAATTTTATTTTTCAATAAACTATAAACGATACCATCTGAACTAATATTTGGAGACATTAACATGTTCTCATCGTTGGCCGTTAAATACCCAACTTTTAGAGATTCTTTTTTTGGTCTATAAAATAAACCTTTAGTTGGTAACTTCACAACATCGTGAGGTAAGTTGAAGTCCATTTGACCGTAAGATTCTGCACTATTCATAATATTTTTATTTTAAATATACTTTACAACATATTTTTGTAAACAAAAAACCCACCTTGTGAGTGGGTTTTATACATTTTAATTTTATTATTTTAGTAAACCAAAATACATCTATCAGGTCTTAGTGTTGCGTCTATAGTCATGATATCATCCTTGTCATAACCTACGTCTCCAAACTTAACATCAGTTAAAAAACAACCTTGTAAAATCCATTTTTCAACGGCTACTCCTGTTGGGTCTAACATTTCTAAGTCAACATCTTTTTTATAACCCGCAGCATAACCCATACGTCCTGTAACGGACTCAGCGTGTAATCTTACCCACTCCATAAGTGCTTGTGCAGCTGAAGGTCCGATTGGGTCACGGAATTTCACACTGATAGTTTCCCACTCGAATCTACTAGCAACATAAGTTTTAGTGTTCAAGAATGGAATATCCTTTGATTCAATTTTGATACTTGGTCTTGATGTACTTTCAACGTACCAAGAGTTAATCCCTAAAGATGTAGGGAAAGTCAATATGAATCGGTTAGCTCTTTTAGGTTCATACTGAAAGGGCATTTTCATTAACAAATCAGCCATTGTCTAAATTTTTGTTTTTTCTTTTATTTTTATATATAAATATATTCAGAAACAATTTTTTCTATTTACTTTAATTATATTTAGAAATATTCTTTAACTAGAACTAGAAAATAATTAATACTCTTTCTTTTCTCCTCCTTTAGTTAAATATGTTCTTACTGGTCCTTCTGGATATTCTTGACTTAAAAAATCCCTCATTTTCTCTATATTTCTTGGGTCGTCATCTGAAAACCCTATTTTTGGTGTGAACTCTTGGTTATTTATATCATTCTTAAAATAAGCCTTTTTCCCAATCTCCGCCGCTAAATCTTGACAATAAACAATAAATTTTCTCATTGCAACAATCTTTAACTCCTCAGGGTTCGCAGCACTTCCTTGTCCAAAAGTTACAGGTTCATATACACAAAGGTCCAAATATTCGTCAATAAGTTCTTTATCTGAAAAATTTACCTCTATTTGTTCATTTATATTTTCTTCCTCTGAAAAGAAGTTTCTATATTTTTTAAGGTTTTCTATTAGGGTTCTACTGTTAATACCATTATGGTTACTCACAATAAAATTATAAACACCTTCTCTTAATGCTGATGGATTATGACCCCTTGCAGTTATAATTGCAAAAACTGAACCACCGTTTATACATTCAACAAAATCATTCCAAGACGGACCTGGTTTTGCTAACATCGAGTCGATGACAAATCTTTTGTCCCCCATTTCTTTAAAGAATCTAAATGGTTCTTTTGCATAACCAACAACAGTAGTACCCTTATAACTAAATGGTTCACTACCTATTTGGTGTCTGTGTTCAGCAAAATCTTCAGTAGACATACCTACTTCTTCTTCATTTTCAGTCATTACCATAATTTTGGTTGACATAAAAACGATATTATCGTCCCAATCAAAGGCATAATATTTAGTGTCAGGTGTACCTGAATCATCAATACCTTCATTAACTACTCTTTTTAAGTAATTGTAAACATATTTTTTAATGTCCATTATTTTCTTAATTTTTTAAGTAAGGTTTCTAATTGAGACTCAGTGATAATCACATTTTGTTTTTTTGAAGAAAAAGTTTCAACATTTTGTTTTTTATCTCCTAAAGTTTCTTTGATAATTTTTTTTTCTATTTTCATAGTTTTTTTAATATAAATATAATAAGGGGGACATTTCTATCCCCCTTTTTTTATTTTGTATTATACATCATCAAATGATGCTCCTGTTGGTGTAATTACAAACTCGATGTCAATGTATTCTAATGCTCTTGTTGGTTTCAAGAATATCTTACCAGTTAAAGTGTTAGAATCCAAATCTTCAGGTGTATTTGATACAGTTACTCTAAAGTCAATTAAACCTCGGTCTCTTCTAATTTGGTCTAAGATTGGGTTAACTGAATCTAAAAAGTCTTGTCTTACTTTATCATCATTTTGTTCAAACAATAATCTGATTGCTACCGCTGAAATTAATTTTCTCGCTTGTAGTAATAATCTTCTTACGTTGATTCTGTCAAGTGCAGACTCTCTAATTTGTAACGTTTTATTACCCCAAATAACAGTACCAACATCAGAGAACGTAGCGATTGGATTAATTCTACCTTTGTATAAAGTATCTCTATCCTCTTGAGTTAATTTTCTTCTCGCTTTAATTGAATTAACTAAACCTCTTGTGTAACCCGCAGAAGCGAACCAAGGGAATGCAATGTTATCAGTTAAAGCTAAGTTTCTTACTACCTCAGCGGTTGGTGGTAAATAAATTTGTGTATTATTTACTGTGTCTCTTGTTAATACCCATGGGTAATAAGTTGCGGTGTAATTTGAATCAATACCTGTCTCTTCTAAATTATCTACAGCCTCTTGAGGATAAATAAGTCCTTCAGTTACATCATTCCATGTTGGTAGGAACATGTTAAAATCAGGAGTAGTACAAATATAAATTGAGTCAGCTCTATCTGATTCTATCAAATCAATAGCGTCTTCAACTAAATTAGAGTTGTTTACATAATCAATACCCGGTGTTGTAAATACGTTGATATTAACCGCTTCTGGATTGTTGAATGTAGTTTGACCCCATTTGTAAGCGTAGTAGTCAGTGTTAGCCCAAGTCTCTTGGTTTGGACCTGAAATTTGCTTGAACGCTCCCCATCCTGTAGCTGTAGGGTATGTTGCTGACGGTGCAGCTCCGTATTTATAACCTGTCTGTCCTAATGCGAATGTGTCTGAATTTGTTCTGTATTCTCTGTAAATATCCCATCCGTCGAATCCACCTGCAGGGTATAAAGTAAATTTACGAGTATTCAAACGGTAGTATGGATTATCTGCATCCGTAGGTTCCGAGTTAAAAGACCCAACACCTACTTCAAATGCTGACTGACCCGAAGTTGAGTATCCCGCGGCTATAGTTACTATGGTTGCCCCACTATCCATGTGGAAACCTTTTACTTGGTAATTCCAAACAGGTCCTGTCGTATCAGTCTGTATGTTTGCAGGTTGCTGTTTACCTTTATAATCAAAGAAATCATAATCGACACCGGTAATGTTTGAGATACCTAAGTATGCCTTTCTTGGATTTTCACCGTTAGAAATAACAGAATTATCTCCTCCTGATGTAGAACCAAATGGTGGGTTGTAAATAACATCACCTGGTTTTAAATATTTAGTTTTATAAACAATAAACGGTGGTGTAGCATCCTCATAGAGTCTCATAGTATACCCTTCAAAACCACAAGGTAGTGCGTCTTCAGGAGCCTCATCACCCATTTCTAACATTATATATTTAGAGTTTAAGTTATACTCACCATTCGCAGTACCAATTTTGTTAGCGATAAAGTTATTTTGTGTTGGGTCTAATGAACAGTTTGTAAAACTTTCAATTACTCTCACATTTTGGTCGTTATCGTAAAAATCTCGTACAAAGACATCAAATGTTCTATTATTGAATGACATGTTAGCTAATGAAATTTTAACTAATCGGTTAGCTGCGTTACCATCAGAAATTAACTTGAATTTAAATAATTTATAAACTTTATTACCTCTTAATTCTGAAACTACATATGGTGTTTCAGGAGTTTGGTATTGTTCTAAATAAAATCCAATAGAGTTCGTATCTAATGATTTAGCACTGTCAAGAGCAACTAAATTACAATTTAATCCTCTAACGTAACCTTGTCTATAACCATTTAAAAGTAAACTACTATAAACTTCCTCAACAAATAAAGGTACTTCCGTTCTATCTTTACCAAAATTACTTCTACCGAATACTTTAGAAATATATTCTGAATCCGAAGTAAGCATCGACGTTTCAAAACTGAAAGTATCGGAGTCTTTAGTTATTCCGGATATAACAAATGTTGCAAATGGGTCTTTAGTAACTCCAGAATAAACTCCAGTACATATCATATTAACGTCACTAGTACCCGTAACTTGATATAATGGACCGTTTTGTGAAGAAGAGTAGTTAGTTATACCCCTCGATCTTAATGTTGTAATAACTAAATTATCCCAAGTGGTATTTGCAGTTGCTACATAATTACTGTAAAAAACGGATACTGTACCTGAGAACACACCTGAAGTCGGTGTTGTAGTAATTGTTGCCATAGATGCCCCAAATCCATATCCTGCGTATGTTCCTACAGGATTAGCCGCGGTATAGTCAAATAATGCATAATACCAAGGGTCGTTAGTTGGAGACGAAGTAGTAGTTAATGGGAATAATACATTAGGAACTCCAAATGTTTCGGTGAATGCAGTAACCGAACCTGAACCATTCAAAGTAACGCCAGTTGTTGAGGTTGCGGTTGATTGACTAACAGACCCCCAAAACTGAGATGTTTTACCAGTTAGAGGTGATGCATTAACAAAATACCCAAGTTGTGTTGAAATATATGATTGGAAGTCAGCATTCAAAGAAGAAGTACCACCATCATATTGTGTATAGGTACTATAAAAATCAGAAGATAATCCAGCAGGTACTGAAGTTATTGTAATATTGGAACTTGAACCTGTTGTCCCTGTAAACTGAATTGTCTGAGGACCTGTATTTGTCGTTGCTGATAAGGTTGCAGGATTTAAATTACCTATAGTGGTAATTGACCACGAAGGTCCTGCATCATACCCTGACAAACCTAAAACTCTT